TGGCCATGCAGGGTGAACTGAAGCAGGTCATCGCGCAACTGGAGATCAACGCCCGCGAGGCCGCTCACCCGACGATCTGGGTGGCCGGGTGGCGTCCGTTCGTCGGCTGGGTGGGTGGCCTGGGCCTGTTCTACGCCACGATTGGCCAGCCGCTGCTGACCTGGGCCGGCATGATCAAGGGCTGGCCTGCGCCGCCCGTGCTGGACACGGATCTGCTGTGGGTCGTGCTGTCTGGGATGCTGGGCATCGGCGGCCTCAGGACCTACGAGAAGTCGAAGGGAGTGGCGTCGAAATGAGCGTTGAATGGAGCCGCTACCCGAATTTCAAGCGCGACGAATTCACCTGCCGCTGCGGCTGCGGCCGCAACGAGATGAAGCCCGAGTTCCTAGAACGCCTCCAGGCGCTGCGCAGCGTGTACGGCAAGCCTCTGCACATCACCAGCGGCTATCGCTGCCCACAGCACCCTGTAGAGGCCTCCAAGGCCCAGCCTGGGATGCACAGCACCGGCCTGGCTGCGGACATCGGCATCAGCGGGTCAGAGGCCGTCACGCTGCTGCGCCTGGCGCTAGATGCGGGGTTCCGGGGCGTCGGCGTGCAGCAGAAGGGCAACGGCAGGTTCCTGCACGTCGATCTGCGGGAGACGCCGACGATCTGGAGTTATTGAGGAAGTTGTTCCAGTACACGCATCTGCCCGCACTCCATCCTGCGGACAATGCGTTGCTCTGCCAGGAACTTTTCGCCCTGCGTCATGCCCTCGGTAGCCTCTGACCAAGCCGCAAACAGCGCCCGCAGGTCTGCCAGTTCCTGCGCCCGCACGGCACGCTGTCCGAGCCTGTAGCGCGTCGTGATGGCGATGCAGGCGTCCTCGGCGTGGCGCACGATGTCGTCAGGATCGCGTGCCTTTCCGGCCTTGACCAGATCCTCCAGCAGCGCAGCAGCGGCGAAGATGCACGACCACTGCTGCTGACTGGCTTTGCCCTGCGCTACGCTGGTGATGGCCGAGTCCAACGCCAGTGACCAGACGGTGCGGTCGTCGATGTGCAGGGCGGCGGCGCCCATCATGGCGACGACGTGGGCTTTGGCGTTGATGCCATGGGGCTTGTACTGCTTGCGGGGTTTGGATGACTTAGGCATCTGGATGGTTCCAGTGGTAGACGTGGTGCCTGCTGACTTTTTCGCAGCGCAACAAGCCCTCCTCTGTCATAAGTTGCAGCCACCAGTGCAGCGCGGTGCGGTCCATGCCCGTCAACTCAGATAGCTCGGCTATCGTGCGCGGTGCGCGGACCAACAGCCCCAGCATGTCCACGATTTTTGACCGATTGGGTGCAATTCTGGTCACTTGGTATCCTCATTTCGCACGGAACGCCCTCGAGTTCCCACGGGCCAGTCCATGTCTGCCGCTCATGCGGCGGGTCGGTGCGGCGTCGGCAGGTTGCGCACTCTGGCAGATCAGTGCCCAGGCAGCGGGCAACGGCGGCGGGGAGGGTCATGCGGTTCCCCTCGCGCTCCATCAGCACCTCAGCCTCCAGGCCTTCCGAAATCTGCGTGCCGAGGTGGTCCAGCAGATCTTCAATAGTGTCGCCGTGGCCGGTGGCGTAGCCCATGCTGCGCATCCAGTGGGCGACTTTCTCGCGCTCTGCTGCGGCACCGGCTCTGCCTGCAAGGGGGGGTGGCAGATTGCCCCCTCCCTTTGGCTCATCCTGCTGCTCCAGCGCGTCGCGGGTGGCGGCTTCGCGTAGCGTGCTCATGCCACCACCTCTGCCACGATCAGCGCAACCATTACAGCGACGGTCGCAATCGCTGTGGCCTGCACCAGCGCAGACGCTTTCAGCCGAGGCCACAGATCCGGCGTCGGGGTCGACGCCTCGCGGTACGGGCAGCAGCGGCCCTGTTCGCACAGGCCGTCGCAGCAGTTTCTGTCGGTCATTTGATCCTCCTTGCCGGCACTGCCAGCAGCCAACGGTCACCCAGCAAGCGGATCGAGCGGATCCACTGCCGGGCGTTGTGTCGATCCGTCCGGCGGTCGCCGGATGCCCACAGGGCGCGCGCGCGGCGCAGCATTCGGGTGTTCACTCTGCCTGCTCCTCAAAGCGCGTCACGCGGAATGTGCCGAACGGGCCACGCTTCTCCGGGCGGAAGTCGCCAATCCCAATGCTCAGGCCGGACTGCTCCAGCAGCATCTGCGCGTCTTCGACCTTCATCAGAGTATCGTCCACGCCGATGCTGAACTTCAGCCCCCAGCAGTCAAACCTGGGGCGGTGCCGCATCACGCGACCCTTGGTGGCGGGGATCGTGACCGGCCGTGAGTCCACCTCGTAATCGGTAGCGGGGCCAGAGCCGTTCATTACCGTGATGGTGGGCTCAAAGATGCGAATCGCACTGGGCACGATAAACCGCATCGACTTGCGCGACCCGGGCATTTTGTAGTTCGTGCCGGCCGCCCCCATCGCGTTGGGAATGGCGAACGCGCTGATGTAGAACGTGCCATCGGGGTGCCGGTAGGCGACCTTCTCCGCCTGCTCGCGTGGAGTGCCTCGGTTCTGCACCACGCCGCGCGCCTTGCCGCTGCTGGAGGTTTCCGCTTCCTCGCCGAAACGGTGCATCAGAAGAGGTTGAATGCCACGAATTTCAATGTTGATCAGTTTCACGTCAAATCTCCGTTGGTTAAAACACACTCACATTTGGGCGAAATTGCCCTGCCACGCCTCGCCGCGCCTCGCCGCGCCAGGCCGTGCCTCGCCAAGTACCATGCCTTGCCTTGCCTTGCCCAGCCATGCCCCGCCGTGCCGCGTACCTTGCCCTGCCACGCCTCGCCGCGCCTCGCCGCGCCAGGCCGTGCCTCGCCAAGTACCATGCCTTGCCTTGCCGGGCCCCGCCCAGCCATGCCAAGCCTCGCCGCGTACCTTGCCTTGCCAAGCCACGCCTTGCCTCGCCCCGCCTTGCCTGGCCATGTACCACGATCAACGCTCTGCCTCAGCCTCGTAAGCCAGCACGTCGGCCAAGCGGTAGCGGGCCTGTCCACCGATCTTCAGCCACGTCGGGCCTTTGCCTTGGTGCCGCCAGTTTTCCAGCGTGCCCACGGCGACCTTCCACCTGGTGGCCAGTTCTTCGGTGGTCAGCAGTTCGTCTTCGTTCATACCGCACCCTCCTCGGTGTCAATGATCTCGGCGTCCGCCGGCGGTGTCTGCTCGGCGCGGATCTCGTTGGCGCGGCGCTGCACTGCGGCAACCACGCGGTCGCGGTCCTTGCCCTTGGGCACGCGGCGCATGTCTGAACGCAGCAGTTCGAGGAACTCCAGCGTGCTGGCGTTTTCGATGCTTTGCACCAGTTTGTCCACGTCGATTGCGGCAGGGGGCGGGGGAGGCGCAACCTCCTCGGCGTCACCCATGTCGCGCACCGTGCGCTGCGGGGCCATGTCCTCGGCTTCCTCTGGCGTGTAGGTGCCGACCACGACGCCGGGGAACACGGTGCGGATGCCTTCAGAGATGCACCTGGCGCGCAGCATGGCGCGCGGGTACTGGTTCCACGTTGGGTTCTTCGTCAGGCCAGCACGCTTGGCCATGTCGATCGTCCAGTCGATCTCGACGCTGCCGCCCTGCGGATGCGAGAACTCGCCAGCCACGCGCTGGTCGGTCATCGACGTCCACTTGACCTTGCCGCCTGCGGCTTGAAATCTCGCCAGCATGGCGTCCGCCTTGAGCGCGGGGCGTCCTTGGATGATGTGGTACTCCTGCACGGCTTTGGCTGGATGCAGCCCCTCGGCTTCGCATATGGCCATCAGCGCGATGGCTTGGTCACGGGTGCGGACTCCGAAAAGGCCGGATCGGCAGAAAGCGTCTGCGAGTTGCAGTTGCTGTTCGAACGGGACGAGTGCGGTCACGATTGACTCCTATACTTCTGGTTCCAGCGCTTTGACGCTTCGTTGGAACACTGGTGGCAAATGCGCCGACCCTGAGAGTTGACGCCTGTGTACTCATGCCCTTTTGGGCAAGATGTCTTGGTGCGCGCTGGGCACTTGTGGCGGCCCTTTTGCACCATGTCTTTTGAATTGTCCGAGTGGCTTCCTATAAACAAGTGCTTAGGATTGACGCAGGCCCTGACATCGCACGTATGAAGCACACATACGCCGTCGGGTATGGTGCCGTTGAACGCGGCAAATGAGGCCCTGTGAGCGCCGACATCTCTGTTTCCGATCCTTAGCTTTCCGTAGCCGGAGTTGCCAACGCTTTTTGTCCACAGCCAGCATCCGCTTGTTGGTTCTGGTGAAACGGCGCTCAAAAGGCGGCGCCGCAAAAGTTCAATTTCACTTGACATCATTGGCGCCATACTTTCTATCAGTCAGTCAGGCCGGCGGGTTCGTCGGCGGGGACGGCTTCGGGCAGGCCGACGGTTTCCACCATGACGCCAGAGGCCATCAGGCTGATGATGTCGTCGTGCGTGGCGGGCGCGATCACGAATTGCGGCGTGACGTGACGCAGCACGTCGGCCACGGTGTAAGCCCGCACCAGTCGCTCGTTGCCCTCTGCGTCCATCACAGTCCACGCCTTCATCACGCGCGTGTAGGTGCGCTTCTTGTCGCTCATTTCTTTCCTTCCGCGAGACGCCGCAGCGCCTCGACTTTGCTGCCGACCTCTTTGAGGAAGGCCGAGATCCCGAACGCCAGGTCGGCGATAGCTTTCGGGTCGGCGGGAATGCGCTGGACGTACAGCTGCAGCGCCTCGGGCATACGCGGGTCGTACGACACGAAATCGCACCACTGGCGGCCGGTGATCCACATCTGGCCCTGCACCTGCGGCATGTGCTCTGTGGGCATACCGCCCAGCAGCGTCTCGATGTGGACCGCGCTGTTCCACGGGCACTTGATCTCAATCAGGCCGTCCCAGTCCACCAGGCCGTCAGGGCTGCAGCCGGCGTACAGCGTGTCGTGGGCGATGAAGCCCGTCTCCTCGACCTCAGTGCCTGTGCTCTGCTCGTAAGCGGCACGCGCTGCGGCTTCCTGCTCGGTGCCCCAGAGCATGGCGGCAGTGGTGAACTTCTGGACGGGCTGGCCGGTCAGGCGCTCGACGACCAGTTCGGTGAGGTAGTCGCGCTGGGCCTGTGCGGGCTGGCCGTTCTTCAGCGTGGCCATCGCGTCGCGGAAACGGCTGGCGGTGGCCTTGCCGACGCGGGCGGCGTACCAGTCGTCATCGCGCTGGGTGGCGGTTTCTAAGATCATGCTGCGCCCCTTCAAAACCAAAGGTGTGAATCGTCGTACTGGGCGCGCTTGATCTCGTCCTCGTAGCGCTCCCAGGCCCGCGACGTGATGTCGCCGTCTTTGGCCCGCAGAAAGCGCACGCGCAACTCATACACTGCGGGCACGATGCGGTCGATGTGGCCGGCGAACACCAGAGCAATCAACTGATCGGCAGTGGCCTGCTGCAACTCAGCCGGCACGGCCTGCAGATCTACGGGCGTCTCGTCGGCGGTTGCCTCGTGGGCAAGCCAGTCGACGACGAACAGAGGCGTGCGGGCGATCTCGTCTTTCGCCTGCTCGAAATCAAGGTCGATGTCCTCGTAATCGCTGCGAGGGTCATGGGGGTGACCCGTGAACGGGCCGTAGTCGGGGTCGTAGTAGGCTTGGCTGATTCTCATCGTCTGCTCCTGTGTTGTTTGGGGACGAACGGATGTTGCCACGATGGCCCACGAAGGTCAACTACAATCGACACAATAACCCACTATTCCACGCGGGCTTTGCGTGACTCGGCAAGCATGGCATCATTGCGCCCCCGACAACGATGGGACAGACGATGGACAAGAAAACGAAAGCAATCATTGACGGACTGCCGCCTGCGCTGCGAAACCTTATGCTTACCCGCACCGTGGAAGAGGGCGAGTGTTTGATATGGACCGGGATGACCTGCGTGGCGTTCACTCGAGTGCCACGCTGCCATTACGACTCTACCGGCACGCCGACGAAGGCGTCGCGCTCGCTGCGGCGCACGATCTCCGAGGCGATGGCGGGCAAGCCGCTGGGCAAGTTCGTGGCGTCATGCATGTGCGGCACGCCGCTCTGTGTGCATCCCGCTCACCTCAGTGTGATGACTCGAAAAGCCGCGATGCAGCGGGCGTCGGCCGCAGGCAAGATCAAGGGCGCAGCCACGACTGCGCGCAACCGTCTGAGCGGGCTGCGTCGGCGCAAACTCACTGACGATCAGATCCGGGAGATCCTGGCCCGCAGCGAGGAATCGCAGTCGCGCCTGGCGCTGGAGTTTGGCGTTTCCCGCGCGACGATCGGTAGCGTCCTGCACCGTAAACGGCGCGCGTCGGATGATATTTGGTCCGCTGTTTTTTTGAGGCTGGCAGCATGACAGAACGAGGCAGACGCACCCTGCGCGAGCAGATGCTCCGCAATCAGGCAACCGAAAACCTGTACGCTGCACTCAGCGGCAAACCGGCGCGGGAGTTGCCGATCCCGCCAGAGCCGAAGAAACGCGTCAAGCGCGAGCCGGCGCCGGCAGAACAGCGGGAGCCGTCAGAAGCCGAGATCCTGCGGGCGATCGTGCAGTTGCTGAAGCGACATCCTCGCGTGGCGATGTCTTGGCGGCAGAACAGCGGCACGTTTCAGGAGCGCAACCGCGACGGGTCAGTGCGCTACATCCGGGCGAACACCCAGCGCGGGATGTCAGACATCATGGGCACGCTGAAAGACGGGCGCACGCTGGCCATCGAGGTCAAGTCGCGCACCGGACGCATGCGGCCTGGGCAGGAGGAGTTCCTCGCGTCGATCCGCAGCGCCGGAGGCGTGGCGGGGGTTTGCCGCAGTGTCGAAGACGCGCAGAAACTGTTGGGGGACGCATGAAACTCGACTTCTCCGCGCTCGCGCAGCGCCTGCTTCTCGGCAGCGAAACCCTCGTCCCGCAGTGGCTCCCCGGCGGCAGGCGTCGCGGCCACGAATGGGTCTGCGGCGATCTCAGCGGCGGCGAGGGCACCTCGCTCTCCGTCAACCTGCTGAGCGGCCGCTGGGCCGACTTCGCAACCAGTGATCGGGGCGGGGATCTCATCAGCCTGTACGCGGCGATCCACGAACTCACGCCCGGCGAGGCGTACCGCGAGCTCGACGACGGCAGCACGGCCGAGCCGCCAATGCGACCGACGAAACCGACGAAACCCGCCCGCACCGTGGTCACGCCAGTGCCAGAGGCGGCAGCGGACTGCGAGTGCATCCACCCGGCATACGGCGCACCGTCGGCCCGTTGGACGTACTTCGACGGCAATGGCGAGACGCTCGGATACGTCGCCCGGTACGACCCGCCTGGGCAGCGCAAGCAGATCGTGCCGTGGACTTGGGACGGCGACCGGTGGGGCATGGGCCAGTGGCCGGTTCCGCGCCCGCTGTACCGGCTACAGGAACTCGAGGCCCGCAGTGCCGATCCGGTCCTGATCGTCGAGGGCGAGAAAGCCGCAGACGCTGCGGCGGGGTTCAGCGGACCGTACGTCGTGACGACGTGGCCTGGTGGAGGTCAGGCAGTGAGCCGGGCGAACTGGAAGCCCGTCCACGGGCGCAGGGTGCTCCTGTGGCCCGACGCCGACGACGCGGGCATTCAGACGATGCAGCGCTTGGCGGCGATGCTGGCCGAGCGGTGCCCCGAGGTCAAGGTCATAGACCCGGCAGGGATGCCAGACGGCTGGGACGCTGCGGATTCTGGGTTCGCCAGCTGGCAGGACGCACGGGCTTGGATCGCGCCACGCACCAGCGTGTTTGCGCAGCAGCCGGAACCCGAGCCGCCGAAACCGGCGGGGCCGGAACCGCAGGAGCACTCCGAGGCGCAGGCCGCAGCAGACGAGCGTGACCCGTCCCTACTGGAGGTCGGCGAGTGGCACAAGCGTTTTGCGTACGTCGTGCCTGACGATGCCTACTTCGACGTCCAGCAGTGCGTGGAATACACGCGCAACTCGTTCAACGCGCTGTACAGGCACGTCCGGTGCCACTCGATTCACGCCAGTGCATCAGGCGGGGCGCGCCGGGTCGAGGCGGCCACCAGTTACGACGAAAACCGCGCGGCGATGCGTGGCCGGATGCTGCAGGGCATCACCTACGCGCCTGGGCGCGCGGTCCTGTGCGAGCACGTCGGGCAGGTCTACGGGAACAAGTGGCGTAACGCCCGCCCGGACTGCGTGGGCGGCGATCCCGGCCCGTGGCTGGCGCACGTTGAGCGACTGATCTCGGACCCTGCAGAGCGGCAGCACCTGCTGGACGCGATGGCATACAAGGTCCAGCATCCTGGCGTCAAAATCAATCACGCGCTGCTGATAGGCGGCGTGCCTGGCGCGGGCAAGGACAGCATGGTCGCGCCGCTCCTGTACGCAATCGGCGGCGAAAACAAAACCAACTGCACCAGCGTCGAGGCCGCAGAACTGCAGCAGGTATGGGGCTATTTCCTCGAAAACGAGGTAATTATCTTCAATGAACTGCGGCAGTCTGAGGCCATCGACCGCCGCGCGCTGGAAAACCGGCTAAAGCCGATCCTGGCCGCGCCGCCGGAACTGCTGACGGTGCAGCGCAAGGGCCAGCATCCCATATCGGTCGTGAATCAATCGTTGGTCATAGGCATGACGAACTATCGGGACGCTATCGCAATTCCGTCGGAAGATCGGCGCTGGTGGGTGACGTGGACTGATGCGCCAAGAATGCGCGAGCAGGATTCGCTTGCCCTATGGGCCTATTTCAAGGCCGGTGGGCTGCAGGCCGGTGCGGCGTATCTGCGCCAGCGTGACGTGCGCCGGTTCAATCCGGCCGCAACACCGCCGTGGACCGACGCCAAAACGATCATGGTCGGCAGCGCGCGCACGGGCGCGGAATCGTGGCTGGTCGAGCGCATCGAGAAGAAAGCGCTGGAGTTTCGGCACGGGTATGCGTGCGGCCCGTGGCAGGCCGTCGTGGATCGGCTGCAGGATCACGCGCCGCAGAATGTCCGGCTCAACGTGCCTGCGCTGCTGCACGCGCTGGCTGAATGCGGGTGGACCGACGTCGGGCTAGTGAAAACGAAACGGTACGGCACGCGCCGGCATATCTGGCTGTCGCCAGACTGGCGCGGCACGAAAACCGAGGCCCGGGATGCTGCGGAGACGGCGCACACTGCGACCGTGCACGCGTTCCGACGCACTGCCGACGACTGAAAAAAAGCCCCCGGGAGCGAACTCAACCGGGGGCTGAACGGGTTTTCACCCGAGGAGACAGACGACCGGCCCGCAGGCCGGCATGCGCATTATAGGTCCAGCAGCAGGGCCAGCAGCAGCGCGATCAGGATCGCGATCAGCGCGGCGATCACGGTTCGACCTCCAGTGCAGCCGCGAGCGGCGCATCCCGCCAGGAGCCGCAGGCAGTGC